CCCATATTGCACAAAAGTTCAACAGGTGCTAGAGTTAGCAGAACTACAGCATGTAGTTTACAAACTTGGTGTTGATTTTAATCGTGATGAATTCTATTCGGAATTTGGACCGGGTTCTACTTTCCCACAAGTTATCGTAGATGATAAACATATTGGAGGATGCACTGATACTGTTCAATACCTTAAAGAGCAAAACTTAGTTTAATGAATAGCAATTTTCACGAAGTTTACAACGATGTTGAGAAAGCCATTGATTATGCATTCAATGGTCAATTTGTTTTAAAGTTTTATGACTATCTAAAAGTTCGTGGAACTAAAAGAGTAGAAGTTGAAGAGTTTATTGAAAGTTCAACTGCAAGTGAATTAAATAGTCTTGTAATGGACCTTGATGATTATCTTGAGGGTGGATCGGATGAAATACATAAACAACTTCGTGAAGGTTATGGACATATTCCAAAACCACAAGCAAGAAAAATCAGAAATTACTTGTATGGTATTTTAGAAGATGCATGGAAATATAGTCATGACAAAAGACCTGGACGACGAAAAAAACAAACTAAATAAAAATGAACCCCAGATCAATAGGGGTGTTGAGTTATTACTACGCAATAGGAGGAGAAGATCAGAAAAACCAAAAACTTTTCAAGTGAAGTTTGGTAAGATGATCTCTCTCTTCCGTAGAGAGTTTCATTTCTTTATCGATTTTCATTTTGATATAAGGAAAAAGTAAATTCTCTGGAGAAAACAAATGTTAGCAGTAACTCTAACCATAGGAACATTGGTCTCAATCATGTTCTTTTTTGTAGGAGGAGTAGTAGGATGGTTAGCAAAAGAACATTTCTACCAAACTCAACCAGTTTACACTCACCCAGAGATGTTTGATACAAACGGGAATGTAATACCCGACGAAATTTTAGCTGTGAGATTTGAAAATGACTTCGAATACGACTACGACGAGGAAGAAGACGACGACTGAAAAACCAATCGACACTCTTCCTACCAATCCTTTTATTTTTGAAATTTTAGAACTTGCTTCGAAGCAACGTTCTAATGCAAAAAAAGTAGAAGTACTTAAAACATATGAGCATGATTCTTTAAAGACTATTTTTATTTGGAATTTTGATGAATCTGTAGTTAGTCTTCTTCCTGAAGGTGATGTACCTTATGCTAATGCTGAAGAGCAGACAGTATACTCTGGCACTCTTTCGGAAAATTTGTCCAAAGAAGCTGATGGTGGAGAATCTGCAACCGGTCAAGACTTAGATGGTAGAGGTCGAACATCACTCCGCAGAGAATATCAAAATCTATATCATTATGTTCAGGGAGGTAATGGAAGTCTCTCTACAATTCGCAGAGAGATGATGTTCATTAATTTACTTCAAGGTCTTCATCCCAAAGAAGCAGAAGTATTAATTCTTACAAAAGATAAAAGACTATCCAATAAATATAAGATAACCCTTGAAAATGTAAAAGAAGCTTACCCTGATATTTTGTGGGGAGGTCGTTCGTGACTGTAGTTTTAGGTAAGGAGGAAGACATGGCAGAATATGGAAAAGAAGAGAAAAATATTCTGTCAAGTAATTATGGTTGTGATATTTTACTTCAAGATACTGCACTAGATAAAGTAAAAGATCCTTCTTTTCCAAATGATGCGTATTTAATTTGGTATAATTTAGATGGAACAGAAAGGTTAGATTTGGTAAGAGGGTCAAGAGTACGTATTTTTGATATGTATTATGATAAGTATGGTCCAGGAGTGATTCAAAAGATTGATTTTGGATATGGACGTACTAACCCCAAACTATGGGGATATAAACAACCTGAAAAAAAGAAAAAAAGATGAGTGAAGGATTTGAAGTAGAAATTGAGATGCCTAAATCCGATATCAATAGGCTTCTAAAGAAGTATAAAAAATTAAAAAGATATCAAAAGTCATCTCTGTTTGCCGTTAAGACTATGGACGGCACTGAAAATATTATCAGTGAAATGATTAAGGAAGTGGAGGATAATCCTTTGTAAATGGGAAAACATTATCTTCTTAATCTATATGGATGCTCGTTTGTTCTTTTGGACGACGAGCGTTGTCTTATAGACTTATTAGAAAACGCTGCTGTAGCAAGCGGTGCCACTGTGATTCAAACTATTTCAAAGAAGTTTGAACCCCAGGGCGTCACAGTAATTTGTTTATTGTCAGAGAGTCATATTAGTATTCATACATGGCCAGAGGAAGGTAAAGCAGCAGTAGACGTTTATACTTGTGGTGATTGCAATCCTAAAATTGGATGCGATATCATCATTCAACAACTTTATGCTCAAGATCATACTCTAAGTTATATCGAGCGTTAACTAAATACACTATATCTGGAGAAATATATGCTCTCTACTCAATATCGTTTGCGTCTTGAAGCAATCTGTGAACGTATTGCAACAGGTGAATCCGTAGAGTTAAGTGAAATGATTTGGGCAGAAAAACTTGCCAAAGCAAATCGTTCTGCAGCAACTATTCTAAGACAGTCAAGACGCCGTGCAGCTAATCCTGATATGCAGGAAGGTGGTCTTGATGACTTTATGAATGCTCTTGATCTTGGAGATCCTGACCCATCCAATCATAGGACTAGGTTTGATAGTGCGGATGATATTATTGACTTCTTTACTGGAGATAAACCAGAAGACTGGAGGCAGCGTGACTAATGAAAAGTTTTAAAGAGTTTTTGTCAGAAGAAGAGAAGTTTTCCAAAATAACTGCCAAGTATCAAAACGAACCTAAAGGTAATGAAAAGTGCTCCAACTGCAATATGTGGAGACCCCCAAATGCCTGTACTGCCGTAAGTGGAAAGATTTCCCCTGATGGATGGTGTGACTGGCATCAATATGATAGGAAGAATCGAGATTAAGAAATAATAAAACTGTATCACAAGTTACAACAAAAAATTGCTACATATATTGAATGGGTCTATAATGACCTTACGTTCATCAGAGGAAACTCTGACGCAAGTAGGACGGCGCAACGGATTCGTTGATCCCAATGGGACGCAAACCGCCCAAAGGAACGGGAATTAAAACTCTCATTCTGGAGGAAATCCAATGTCTAAAGTAGTTTATCGTGGTGCAGAATATGATACTCAGAAGCGTCTTGAGTATCAACAGCAAATGATGCAGCAACCCCAACAGCAAAATGAAGTCTATCGTGGCATCAAGTTTGTAAAGGAGGGTCATAAGTGATGCAAAAACTCAATGTGCTTCAACTCATTAAAGATCAAAAGCAAAAGCAAGATCGTCGTTACCAAGCACTGTTAGTAAATGCAGGAGCAAGAAGGTGATTGCTACAATCGCATCTATAATGGGCGCATCAACAGCATTCATTTATCTCATATATATTGAAGTTCTATTACTCAGTAAGTAGTGGAAAATTACCGTTATCACTATGATGATATGGATAAGGACAATAGAGGGCCCGCTTGTTATCTTTTAACATATCGTGGATGTAAATATTGGTCTTGTTACCGTATTCACCTAGTGGAATGGTTTGAAGAAATGTTTAAATCAGAGGGGTCTTGACGACCCCTCTTTTTTTGTGTATAATACCTTTGTCAGGGTTAATAAAAATGGATAAAGACAAGCTTAAATTAATTGTCAAAAACCTTGAGTCTCTGGTAGAATGTTTGAAGTCAGAGGTTTATTCTGATGTAGATTCTTATAAACCTAACTGTGAGGAAGTTGTCCCTTATCTTGTAGACTACGATGAAATCTTTGAGGATAGTGATTTAGATGAATATTGATGGGAAAAAAATGAAACCAATTAAAGCAAAAGATCTTCTTGAACTTGATAAAAATTTAGAAGTGGTAATGCTTCAATGCTATTCACTTCCAGAACAAGTTATTTACCAAGCAGGAAAATGTGATTACTCAGAAACAGCAATTCACAACCAAACAATTCCTTCTCCATCTAAATGTGGTGAATGGGTTGTTGAGCGCCTTTTAAGTAACGAGAAAGGTCACTGGGGACCTCTAGAACATCCTGCAATTACATTTTCGGTATCTGGGTATGTTCATAACGTTGCAATGCAGGCCAGGACTCATAGAGTGGGCGTAAGTTTTGATGTCCAATCTCAACGATATACTGGAAAAAGAGTTATTAAAGTTGCAAGTGAAGAACTAAAACCTGAAGATGTTTTCTTTGTTCGTCCTCCTGGTTTTTATACCAATCGTTATGGAAAGAAGTACGATTGGACGCAAGAAGATTATCAAGACGAACTTAACTGGATTGTGGAAGGATGTAAGCGTTATGCTGTGAAATATGAGAAAGGAATGTGTGAAGAACACATACGCGACTATCTAGCACAAGCAATTCGACAAAACTTCGTAGTATCTTTCAACCTTAGGTCAGTTCTTCATCTTATGGATCTTCGTGCTAAAATGGATGCTCAACTTGAAATTCAAGCATTATGCGAACAACTTGCTCCTTTACTTGAAAAATGGTCTCCTCATGTTTGGAAATATTATGAGGAAAAGAGACTGCATCGAGCTCGTCTGAGTCCGTAA